TAATAATACACTATGGGGGAGTAATCCCCCATTACGCTTTTTAGATAGGAGAATACTATGGCGAATAAATCATTCGATCCGACTAAGTTCCGTAAGGACTTAACAAAATCCATCTCAGGCATGAGTAGTGGATTCAATGATCCTAAAGATTGGATCAGCACAGGCAACTATGCACTAAACTATCTTATTAGTGGTGACTTTCACAAAGGTGTTCCGCTTGGTAAGGTAACTGTGTTTGCTGGTGAATCAGGTGCAGGTAAATCATATATCTGTTCAGGTAACATTGTAAAGGCAGCACAAGATCAAGGTATCTTTGTAGTACTAATTGACTCAGAGAACGCACTTGACGAAGCTTGGTTACAAGCATTAGATGTAGACACATCAGACGATAAACTACTTAAACTTAATATGTCAATGATTGATGATGTTGCTAAAACACTGTCAACATTTATTGCAGACTATAAAACAATGGATGAAGAAGACCGGCCTAAAGTATTGTTTGTAGTTGATAGTTTGGGTATGTTGCTAACACCTACTGACATCGATCAGTTTAACAAAGGTGATATGAAAGGTGATATGGGTCGTAAGCCCAAGCAGTTAACATCACTTGTTCGTAACACAGTTAATATGATTGGTTCATTGAATGTTGGACTAGTATGTACTAATCACACATATGCATCGCAAGATATGTTTGACCCAGATGATAAGATTAGTGGCGGTTCAGGCTTTATCTATGCATCAAGTATTGTTGTTGCAATGAAAAAGATGAAGCTGAAAGAAGACGAAGATGGTAACAAGATCAGTCAAGTTATGGGTATCCGTGCAGGCTGTAAGGTTATGAAGACTCGTTATGCAAAACCGTTTGAAGGTGTACAAGTAAAGATTCCATATGAAACAGGTATGAATCCTTATAGTGGATTGCTTGAATTATTTGAAGGCAAAGGAGTCATTGAGAAACAAGGTAATAGACTAAAGTATGTTTCTAGTGACGGCGAAGAAATTCTCGAATACCGTAAAAAGTGGGTAGGCGAGAACCTCGATAAGGTTATGTCAGATTACTTGATTAAAGAAGCTCAAGTGGTAAATATCGACAGCGTAGATGATGAAGCTACGGAAGACCAAATCGAGGAAGCCTTAACAAATGAATGAAGAACAAATAGTAGATGTATGGACACTATTTAAAGAATACGTCGATAAAAAACAAATAGAAATTGTTGCTGAAAGATTTATTGATCAATTAGCAGATTATGGAGTAGACGATGTTATACTTAAAGATTCTTTAGGTACATGCAGTGTACTTGATGAAGCAATAAACTATTACTTAGATGCTGACGTAGACGAAGATAATTTTAATAACGATTGGGATGAATAATGGGTTGGTATAGCGAAGTATCTCGTGACATTAACAAGATTCCTGGTGCTATACAGCACTTTGAATCCGAACTTAACCATGCTCGCGGTGAGTGTAAACTTGTTGGTAATGTTGAAAAGAGTGCGGCAGCTATGCCAGGCATTGTTGAACATAGGTTCAATCAGCTTCAAGAAATTGAAGCAATTCTTAACTATCTAAATATTGAGCTACGTAGATTGCGTAGCTCATTTTTTAAAAAATATCTTGAAAACTATCAACGGGCACTGTCTAGTCGTGACGTAGAAAAATACGTTGACGGCGAGGCAGATGTCGTTGACTATGAAAAAATTATTAATGAGTTTGCCTTAATGCGTAACAAATGGTTAGGTGTACTCAAAGCATTAGATCAAAAACAGTGGCAAATTACTAACGTAGTTAAGCTCAGAGTTGCAGGTATGGAAGACGCTACTCTGTAAATAACTACATGAATGTAGTTTTAGTTACTGGGGGTTTTGATCCTCTCCACTCCGGGCATATAGCCTATTTTAAAGCAGCACGTAATCTCGGCGACAAATTAGTTGTTGGAGTTAATAGCGACGAATGGCTAACCCGCAAGAAGGGTAGACCGTTTATGTCCTTTGAAGAGCGTTGTGCAATCATCAAAGAACTAGCATGTGTAGATCAAGTTATTGGATTTAATGATTCTGACAATACTGCTAATCATGCAATATTCCAATTACAAAGCACAACAGGGTCAAGTACAAAAATTATCTTTGCCAATGGCGGAGATAGAACAAAGTCTAATATACCCGAAATGCAATATAATAATGTAGAATTTGTATTTGGCGTAGGCGGCGAAAATAAAGCTAATAGTTCAAGTTGGATATTAAAAGAATGGTCTCAACCTACTACAGAGCGTACTTGGGGAACCTACACAATATTAGATAAAGGGCCTGGATGGCAAGTAAAACAATTAGCATTTACTTCTGGAAAGTCGCTTAGTGATCAACGTCATTTTGATCGTTCAGAACATTGGCATGTTGTTGAAGGTGAAATACAAATGACATTAGAATACGATAACGGCGATAAAATTACTAACATATATACTAAAGGAAGCAGTATTGATATACCTGTGCTTACTTGGCATAAAGCTGTAAATACTGGAGTCAAAACTGCACGAGTAATTGAAGTATGGTTAGGTGACAATCTAACAGAAAATGATATAGAAAGAAGAGATTAATGAAAGTATTCATAGGCTACGAACCAAGAGAAGATATGGCTTACCAAGTGTGTAAACACAGCATACTAAAGCATCAACCCAATGCAGATGTGCGTCCATTAGTACAAAAAGAATTAAGACAAGCAGGATGGTACAAGCGTCCTGAAGATAAACTTGCAAGTACAGAATTTACGTTTACACGTTTCTTAGTGCCAGAACTTGCTAACTTCAAAGGATGGGCTGTGTTTATGGACTGCGATATGATCCTTACTACAGACATTAAAAAACTGTTCGATCAAGCAGATGACAGGTATGCTGTTATGTGTGTGCAACATGATTACACACCTAAAGAAGGTATTAAGATGGACGGACAAAAACAAACTATCTATCCACGCAAGAACTGGTCAAGTGTTGTGTTATGGAACTGTGGTCATCCTAGTAATAGAGCCGTGGATCAAGATCAAGTCAACAGTTTAGAATTAAATGGCGCATACTTTCATAGATTTAGTTGGTTACTAGATGATGAAATAGGCGAACTAGATCGTACATGGAACTACTTAGTGGGTGTGTATGATGATATCGAAAAACCAAACTTGATTCATTATACTGAAGGCGGACCGTGGTTTGAAAACTATAGAGACTGCGAGTTTAATGAGTTGTGGAAGAAAGAATTATTTGAGATGATGAACAAACCAAATTTCAAAAAGGAAAAATAAAATGATTAACAAACAAAATTATTCAATTGACGCATTTCATAAAGTGCCAGCAGTATCTGATTCAGATAGCTTAGGTGTACAACGAGAAAGTCATTTAGTTAAAGCGTGTCAAACTTGTACAATTGAAGGCAGTGTTTTAGAGTTTGGAGTACACAAGGGCAAAACAATTAATGTTATGTCTAAAGTTTTTCCTAATGACACACTATATGGATTTGACAGTTTTGAAGGACTTCCTGAAGACTGGAACATTAGTACTAATCCTAAAAAGAACAAACATAAAAAAGGTTATTTTGCTGTAGATAAATTACCTAGTGTATCAAAAAATGTAGAACTAGTAAAAGGATTTTTTGATACTAGTTTGCCAAAATGGTTAGAAGATAATAATCCTACACCTATTAAGTTATTACATGTTGACAGTGATTTGTATTCTAGTGCAAAAACTGTACTTACATTATTAAACGATAGTATAGTTAAAGATACTATTATAGTATTTGACGAGTTTTATGCATGGGGTAGAAAGAGGTATGAGACTTGGGAAGATCACGAATATAAAGCATTACAAGAATGGATTACAGACTTTGATAGAGAGTTTGAAGTATTATACAGAAGTAACCATCAACAATGTTCTATTAGAATTACAAAATGATATGTTTGAGTAAAAACAAAAATGACGAATATATTAATATGTTTGCAAAGGGATCTAAATTACGTATAGAAGATTACGACTTTAATTTTTCTAATAATTCAATAATGATTCGTAGCATGACAAAGCGTAAGTTAATTCACGAATGTTGGAAGAACAAACATACATTCTATTATATGGATAGTGGGTATATAGGCAACTACAAATCAAAATTTAATCCTATGGGATTTAAATTATTTCACCGCATAGTAAAAAACGATGTGCAGCATAATGAAATAATAAATCGATCAGACGACAGATGGAAACAACTTGACTACCCAATACATGATCGTAAACTAGGGAGACATATACTGCTAGTAACACCTAGTGATAAACCTTGTAAGTTTTACGGCATTAACAGAGATGTGTGGGTTAAAGAAACAATTAATAAAATAAAACAATATACAGATAGACCAATTGTTGTTAGAGATAAAGCATCAAGGCCTGAGCGTATTGTAAAAACAATATTTGATGATTTAATAGATTGTCATGCATTAGTAACATATCAGAGTATAGCAGCAGTTGAAAGTGTACTTCACGGTGTCCCGGCATTTACTCTTGCTCCTACTGCTGCCGACCCTGTTTGTGATAAAGATTTAAGTCTGATCGAACATCCAACTAAGCAAGATAAAGATAAAATATATAAATGGGCCTGTCATTTGGCATACGGACAATTCCATATTGAAGAATTTAAAAACGGAAAAGCATGGAGATTACTACGTGAAAATTAAAATATTTATGAATAGTGCAGGACATAATTCTGAAAGAGATGTCTTAAGAAATATGTATGATGGTATAGAAGAACATCTAGTACCTAAAGACAAAGCTGAAAAGAAACGTTGGCGGCAAGTTAACAAGTCTAAAGGATTACAAGGTTCAGGGGTATTTTATGATTACACTGAAAAAGCAAGAGGCTGTGACTTAGCAGTAATGTTTGGCAGCTGGAAGCCTGAGCGTTCAAGAGTACATCACGAAATAAGAACAGCAATTTAT